TCAACGCCCGGAGCTGGGGAACCTCGACGATCAACGCCGAGAGCTGGGGAACCTCGACGATCAACGCCCGGAGCCGGGAAACCTCGACGATCAACGCCGAGAGCTGGGGAACCTCGACGATCAACGCCGAGAGCCGGGAAACCTCGACGATCAACGCCCGGAGCTGGGGAACCTCGACGATCAACGCCGAGAGCTGGGAAACCTCGACGATCGACGCCGAGAGCTGGGAAACCTCGACGATCAACGCCCGGAGCTGGGAAACCTCGACGATCAACGCCCGGAGCTGGGGAACCTCGACGATCAACGCCCGGAGCTGGAGAACCTCGACGATCAACGCCGAGAGCTGGGAAACCTCGACGATCAACGCCCGGAGCTGGGAAGCCTCGACGATGATTATCCCTACTTCGGCTATCGAATGCCAAGTAAACGATAAAAGCATCGCACGGTATATCCAAGACAATAGAGTTGTATTCGCGGATGATTCTATAAAATTCGAGAAGCAGGGATAGTAACAAGGAGTGCGTGGCAGGTTGGCAATACCTCCGCATAACTAACGGAAGGAGATGTGAAGTAAAGCACCACCTACGCAGGTTCGAATCCTGCCGCACTCCCAAGATAGCAGCCCGCAAGGGTTAGGGGTTTGATCGCTGGCAATACCCCCAGCCGCAAGGCAGAAAGCGATTTTTCGGGTCTTTGGCGTATTGATACACGAGAACCATCCGAGTGGATGTAAAACCCAGTGAGCGACTTGGCGCAGAAGGGCTGGCAACAGATAAATACCAACGAGCGAGCGATGATCCGGAGCGATCCGGTGAGCCGTATCAACACTATGCCCGGTGTGGTTTGAATGTACCTATCCGGGCTCCAATGCGGGTTTTGTGCACACGTTCTTTCTGTCCATTTTGTAGTAGTTTAAGTTAGTGGTTATCACACCGCGCAAAGCCCGCACCCTTGCCCTGATGGCGCCGATGCACGTGATCGGTGAGCCTTGCCTTCGATGGCGTCAGGGCACGAATACCTTAAAATTTCAAAACTATGGAGAATTTAAAAAAGCCACAAGCTCGCATATTGGCCTACTTCATCAGAGGAGGCACGCTGACCGTGTGGAAAGCGATGAGCAAATTCGGCACGACGGAGCTGCGGAAGATTGTCACGAGGCTCCGGCGCAAAGGCTACATCATCGTTGGCGATTGGTGTTACAGCCACGACGCAGACAGAGGGCGGGTTGTCCGCTACAAAGAGTATCATATGGTCGTTAATCCTGAAATTTCACAAATATGAAAACCGAGACATTCAAGCCCCGGAAATTTCTGGGTATGGACTTCACTCCGCGAAAGGGATACCGTGCGGAGATCGAACGGCTCGAGCGCGTGAATGCGGACATCCGTCGGAGCTTTGCCGAAGGCGAGAAAGATCGCAATAATCTTCTGAAAAAGTGCGCCGAGGAACGCAACC